CTCACCACCAGTTCCTCTATAGAAGAACAAGTTCATAACATCACCTTCATTTGGTGCTTCAGTTAATGTTATTGATCCACCACCATCAAATATATAACCCTCACCAGGTACTTGTAAAACATCATTTATTGTAAGAATGATGGTATTTTTAACAACTATATTTGAACCAGTTCTTGCCTGTATAGCAAATGCCTCACCACCGACTGTAAGTGGGAATACTTTTCTAGTTCCATCAAATAGACTTGAAAAATCATCAAGAGCTTGAAGTTCACCCATACTCCACATATTAAATTCATCATGATGAACTCTATCTAAAGTTAATTTAAATGGTTTGAATAAATGTGCATCTATTGGAATTGCATATGATTCATCAGGTGCACTAGCAAATGTAGGAACTGTTAATACTTGAGAATTTTTATATCCAAATCCAGTATTTGTAATTTCAAAATCAATTACACGGCCACCTGTTGTTGCAACTCCAACTGATATATTCACTCTCGCTTGAGATCCACCAACACCTGGTGTTGAGTTATTATCATACCAAAGAGGAATATCTTGATATGGTAATGGTGCATCGATTATTGCAGTGAATGTAGATTGGCCTGTTCCTACTGATGATGGGTTTTGAGTTCCTATACCAGGTATTGGATTTGTATTTGTAACAGCAATACTTACAACACGACCATTTGTAACTGCTGCAGTTCCAATATTTTCAATGGTTGGAGTTCCCCCAGAAGTTGTCACAGCGATAGCAACGTTAACAACGGTTGCAATTCCAACACCACCAATCGAAGTAACCGATCCTAAACCAGCATAGCCTGGAGATACTCTGTAACCAGAACCGCTATTACCAATGCTGACTGCAGTAGCAACACCAATATTATTAAAGTGTATTGTAGCACCAGCAGACACTAGTGGTTGATATCCAAATCCCTCACTAGACGCTACAGAAACTATGATACCACCAACTGGAACTGAGGCATTATTTACATCATTAGCAATAGAAGACGCAGTTCCTGCAAATGTTATGGATGTGATTCCAGAAACCTCAGATAATTCATAATTATTATTACCACCAGCACCTTGTAGTATTCCATTAACCATGACAACACCAAGGTTAGTAGCAATACCAGTTACGTTTGATTTATCTACTTTAAGAGTAAATGTTTTAGTTTGACCGTCAAACTGTTGTGATATATCATCAATATTATAATTTGATCCATATGCTTTAGTATTTCCACCCTTAACACCAGATCTATTAAAGATTCTTCCACTGAAACTTGAGGTGGTTGTAATGCCAGTGAAATCCCTGTCGCTAGCTGGGATACCAGTGCTTCCAACACTTAATGGTCTACCACCGATTGGAGCAGCTGCAAAATTCAATGTGCTATCAACAATATTATAATTACCAGACATCTTTTCAATAATATCATGATTTGAATGATTAAGAAGTTCAGTTCCCATCCAATTTCGATGAACTCTAATCGCACTAGTAATACCTGCGTTACTAACTGAAATTATCTTCATCATCTCATGAGTGGTAGCAGAACCAACTCTTATAACATCTCCACTAAAGAATGATGTTATACCAGAGGTAAGCATTATAGTTTCACCTCTAGTAAAATCTACACCTAATGATGAAGTTACTCCAGTTCCAACAATCGGGCTTTGAATAATATTATCAATCGCTATTAACGCTCTAGTATTTTGATTTTTGGCCGTCAAACTATGTGAAGTTCCTACACCAACCGCATTTAAATCTAAAGGAACATTAACTGATTTTAAGGCATTCTCTGCTGTTGCTGCAAGTTTAACTACACTATCACTTACTTTAATGATAAAGACTGATGATGGAAGATAAGTTACATTTATAGGAGTAGTAGCAGTTGTTGCTGCGATTCCTATCGAATCACCTGTGCTTCCAATACCTGTTGTTGTGCATCCAACTATTGGTTGTGCTATCGAGTATTCAACCTCCTCACCAGTCACAAAGAAATGATTAGGTATAGTAATAGTGTTATTTGTTAGATTTACAATTTCTGTGCTTGATCCATCAAAGTTTTGTTTAAATATCTCATTACCACCATTTTCTATTGGGAATCCTGTTCTAGCACCAAAGAAAGTTCCTTCATAAACATCAAACTTACTTTGAATAGATGCCGAATTGAGTTGAATTTGTGATGTATCACTACCCTCAACAATTTTAAGAGCATGTATGAATGTTTTAACTTCAACAGCTGTATTTGCATTTGGAGTATATTTTATTTCACTAAAGCAATCTGTCGAATCTCTTGCACCACTAATTGTTCCAAGACTACCACCTGCACCAGCTCCTGTTTGAACATTACCATACTCTGTCATGAATACACGATCATCATCGTCAATCATCATCACTTCTGAGAACTCATATCTATCATTTGTTGTATCCTTAACTTGAACTATGGCATATGCTGCATCAAATTCTTCACCATAACTACCAATACCCGTTGCACTAGGTGATCCTGCTGCAGGAATCTTCGTTCCTTTTGCTATCAATGATGCATTTTTTAAACCAACTGTTGCTATTCCAGTGTATATTTCAGATGATATTCCTATAGTGACTGAATTAATATATGCAGTTACAATACCAGCTCTTGGTGTAAATCCAATTTGAATTTGAGCAGTAGTTCCAAGACCAACAACATGTGGTCTAAATGTTCCTAGTGGCTCCGCAGCAAGAGCATCTCTTCTATTATGAATAGTTAATTGACCATATTGCTCAAACGCCACAGTGGTTCCCAAACCCACAGCACTTTGGTGCATAATCATATTCAATTCATTATATTCAACAGTTCCCTCACTTGTTGCTATAGAAACTATTACTTTAGCAGATCTAGGATTATGCAATTCATCAAGTCTACCTGTTGCTATTCCTGTTGTAGATGCGGTTCCTACGGTGGCCACAATGACCTCACCGCCTCCTTGAGAAGATCCACCTAGTGTTGTGGCAGCACCAATATGAACAAGTGCTGATGTCGAAGAACCCACTCCTATGGAAGTTGATAAACCTAATATTTGTGTTGTTCCACCTCCAACAAGTTCATTAAGATTATATGAAAGTGTAACCACATTGTAATTATTAAATTCACTTTTAGTTGGGAAAAACTTAAGAACAGCTTCACTACCATCAACATCAGTATCCATTGATCCAAGATCTCTAACAGTATCAACTTGACCATATTGATTAATCATTGATTGACCACTAATTGGATCAAACAAAGCATTAACCATCATTAATTGTCTTTCACCAGTAAATAATCTATCCTTTACATACACCATAAATCTGTTTTCTTTATTACCAGTGATATTAAATCTACCTACTTCAGAAAATGGTGTGTTTCTAGGTTGATCATTAAAATCATCACTAATATTATCAATTGTAATAACTCTATTTCCTACAGATTCTGCATAATCAATTAAAAGACGATTTTGAAATATAATTTGATCAGAGAGATTACCAGCAGCAGGAGCTCTTGATTTTAAATTTTCTGTAACTAAATCAAAATTATCAACTTCATGCAAACTTTCAAATCCCTGTAAATCAATAACACCAGTCACTGTTCCAGCAATACCAACAACCATAGATGCTTGTTGACCAACTGGTAAAATAGATTCTACTTGAAGATTACTAAATTTTTGGAATCCTGCAGTATGTGTTAAGGTATTAACAATGTCTTTCCATCTATCAAAGAAAACTCTAGATTTAATCGCATAAGCAAATCTTTGATAATATTCATTATCATGAGTTACTTGTAAAATATTACTTAAGAAACCAGTTTCATATTCCCATCCATTATTAACCATGGAAAAATAATCTAATATAAAGTTAGTATCAAAAGTAAGAACTATTTCAGATACAGTTCCTTTAGCACCTGTCTCTGCAGATTCGATCAATCTACCAACTTCAAAATCACTGGCAGCTTCAACAGTTAACCATTGACTTGCAGGATCATAGTCAAAAGCGAGACCAGATACAGGGCCAACACTAGTTTCTGATGTTAATGTTTCATTCGCATTAAATGTGTTAGGTTGCAATTCAGCAGAGAATTGTGGAAAATCCCTTTCTCTAACTAATATCCCTGATGATAGAGTAGAATTAAAATTACCAGGTATTTCACCAGATGGAAGATTACCACCTAGACTGTAAGTTACAATACCAACGTTACCCAAATTTTGATGAACCTGAGTAACTTCAAAAGTTCTAAAATCATATGCCTCAGAGTTATAACCTTTTCCAGTAGATCCAACACCTACACTTACATTTTCAACTAAAACTCTATCACCAACTTCTATAGGGAATTCCTCTGCAAGACTATATGCAACTTTTAATGTAGCTGCTACAGTATCTGTAGATGAATCATAAACAAGATTTGTAATTCTAATTCCATTTGGATTACCTACGGGAATGATAAATGGAGTGACGTTAGATAATCCAAAGGTATTTTCAATAATATCAACATATCCTGGCACATCTGGAGTTTCTAAATTATATCTTAAATCAACATCATTATCTTTTGCTCTGGTAACACCGTCAAGAACAACTAATCCTGGCGGTTGATTATATCCTCTACCATATGATGTGATACCAACAGATTTAAGACCAGATAGTGCTTCAATTTTAATAATTTGAGGAAGTTTTGATTGTGGTCTTAGAGTAAAGTCAGATGGATAATCAAAACCAATATTTTCAATTTTTGTTGTTTTAGGAACACCTATTGATTTACTAGACGCTTCTAAAATAGCACCTGTTCCTGTATCAGATGTTACAGTAGAAACACCAGGTAATCTAGTATATCCTTTTCCTTTTTCTGACAGAGAAATAGCTGCTATAGGGCCGTAAGCAGTTTTGGATGTTGTATCATATATTATTTCAGTGGTTGATGAGTTTGTATATGATGGTTCTTCTGGATATTTTTTTAGATCATATTCAAAAGTATTATCTGAATTAGCAATAATATTAAATTGACCCGAATAACGACTATTTCTAAAGTTTATTGAGTTATTACCAATAATACCTTTATCCAAGACTAGCTCTTTATTAATATCAGGATTATCTGTGTCTGTATTTGCAACAAGATTATAATATAATATTTTTGGAGTGTTTTGATTATATGTAAGAACTAATTTACCATCAATACCAACAGTTCCTGATCTAGTCACATTAAATGTTGATGATTTTTCATTTGATGTATATTCATGAATGAAATTATAATCAGTGTAAAGTTCTAATCTAAAAGCTGGCAATGTGTCAGTAATTTTTGTAAATGCTAATGAAGAATCTGATAAATCAAATGTTATAGTTCCGTTTTTATAAAACTCTAATGGTGGGTTAACAAGATTTAAAACTCCGTTGTTTCCAGTGTTAGCGGTAAGAATACCAACAAATTTTGGTCTTCTTTGTCTTGTTTGGAATCTACTACCACATAATTTTATTGTATCTTTATTGATTACATAAACAAAGTATTCTTCATCATTAACTAAACCACCCATTGGGCTTGTTGATGTATGAATAACTCTTTGGCCAGTTTGCATTTCATGGTTAACAATTTCAATCGTATCAGGAATTCCAGACTGTGCGGTTGATGTATTAATACCAGATGCAACGAAATCTAAAGTTCTAGCAATAAGTTTTCTGTTTGCTTTGTTATACTTAATCGGAACTGTTGTGACTATTCCAGCATTTACAGTCAAGAAAACTCTATCATTATGTTTTAATCCATGACTACTTGCAGTTGATACTGTGACCTTATTTTTCTCTAAAGAACCTTTAATAGTTTCATCATAACTTATTTTTAAACTATGATAAGTTCCAGTTCCTATACCTATAAAATATACAAGACCTTGTTCTTTAGTTGTTGCAGCAGCACCGACAAAAATATCTTCAGGATCTTTACCATCACCTGGTGTTCCTAAACCAATTCTAACTGTTGATAAACCAACTAAATCGTCAGACAATTTAGCTACGAATAAATCTACCCCCTCTGGAAGAGTAGCGGATGATCCAAATAAATTAGCGTTGGCTCGGTTTGTAGATATACCTATGGAATTACCCGTATTTCGATTATATCTTACTTTATCACCAGTTTTAAATTTATGGTTTGGTAAACGTATGGATCTAGTTGGAATGAATATTTGAGATACACCAGAACCAGGATTTTGAATAGTTACTGTTGTTCCAATACCAGGCCCTACAGTGGTTCCTACACCAACTGACTCAACAGGGTTGAAATAATATTCAAGATCAATTTTATTATCAAAATCGGTATTAAACCCAACATCTATTATAAATTTTCTAGGGTCTTCTTCTATTGGAGTTCTGGCGGTATGAATCGCTCCAACAATACCATCACCAGTTTGATCTAAATCATTCTGGTTTCTTAAAACTCTTATTCTAGAATTTGCAGCGTCAATATTAAGTATCTTAACTTTTTCTTGTCTTGTTCCGATACCAACATTTAAAATATCATTCTCTCTCAAGTTGAGATTGTTGAGATTATCGTTAGGTGATGGTAATTTACCTTGAACTTTAAAGAAGGTAACTAATCCAGTGGCCGCAACCGATCCTATTCCCTCTGATACTATTAATTGTGCAGATGAGATGCCTATATTGTAAGACTTTCCTCCAAGACCAGAGCTTGTAGTTGACATTCCTGATATAAGAATTTTATCTCCATTCTGTAAATTTATAGGAGTGGTATGAACACCCACAAATCTACGTCTCTGATTAGCAGGATAAAATTCAATATTGTTCAGTTTTGTATTAACAACCGCGATTGTTCCAATTCCAGGCCCTCTCACCTTTGATACTTTTGCAACAGTTTCAAAGTTTTCAGCTACTTTTTCTTCAAAGACAATTTTATCATTAACTTGATATAATGATCCACCAGTTACAATTCCGACCTTATCTACAGATCCCTCCGAAGCATAAACAACAGTTCCTTCTTGATTAACATATTTGTATGATTGACTTACATAATTATAAGCACTATCATCTTGAAGCAATTCATATGGTTCAGTATTTCTTACCCAAGCAGTTTTATTAAGATTAATTTCATCTTGATTACTTCTTGATAAGAAATTAAATTCATTTGGTTGAGCCCAGAAGTTTTCACCTAATAAGTATGGAAACTTTGGTTTTTTAAAGTTATTAAATGGATCACTAGAGTCTGATGTTACAGTAGATTCAAGAGTAGCAAAATAAGCATACACTCCATTTGGATATTCAGGAGTTATGCCATACCTTCCATTGTTCTCATCAAGATAACTCTCATCAGTATTGCTATTCCAAGTAAAGTCTTCAAGGAAAAATTCTTGTGGAAAAACACTAGTAGGTGGTCTATTAGTTTTTAAATCAATAGAATATCCAGAATTTAATTGTGTTACGGATCCACCAGTGCTCTTCTCATACCCGTATGGGCCATATATTGGAAGACCATCATATGCCCAACCAATGATAGGTGAGTGTTGTGTTTTATTTTCTTCAGTTACACCATCTAATAAAGTTAGATCTCTGCTACCATATAAGGCATCACCATCTGAATTATTTTGATATATAATTTTTCTTAACCCTCTTGGTGCATATGCATGTGAACACTGCAATTCACGACCAAGTTGTGTTGGTTTTTCGATGAATACATCAGAACTGTCTATGTTAGTAAAGTTTTTTCTAACTTCATTAACTTGCCATGTTTTTAACTTAACGTTGAATATAGCAAACTCACCTGACGATTCGACATTCAATGATGTTGTAGAAGCACCATAACCAATACCAGCTTTAATTATTTTGACAGATCTAATTTGACCATCAACTATCTCTGGAACTAATTCTGCACCAGTTCCAATACCAGTTACTGAAATACTTGGAGGTGTATTATATGATTGACCTCTATTATTAATTGCAACGTCAATAATTTGACCATTAGCAACAACAGGTAATAATTCTCCGCTTACACCAGTGTATAAATCAATGCTAGGTTGCCTGTTAAAGTTAAGTATTTCAGATGCACCATATCCAACTCCACCATGAGTTAAATGAATAGATGTAACTTCACCTCTAAACAATGGTTGAGGAACACATTGGAAATTTTTACCCTCTATTGAACTTATACCAACAATTCCTTCTACTTTCACAACAATCGGATCATAATTAAAACTATGAGTTCCTACTCCAATAGATCTTAGGTTTTCATACTGCTTTGTTCTGAAGTAAAAGTTTTTTGCTGTTGTTCCTACACCAACTGTCGATAATTTAAAGGTATTTTCATCTACAACAAAAACATAATATTTTTTATCACTTGAGAGACCCTCAATTGATTCTCCATTAGGATCAGCAGTATAAGTTATAATCTCACCTGTCTTATAATCATGATTATTAATTGTAATTCTATCAAGTGCAGTATTGATACCTATTGGTTCACATGTTTTAAGTTTATTTTCATATCCTTCACCTGGCGTTAATACATTTATACTACCAACCTGAGATTTACCGAAGAAAGATTTAAATTGATGGTTTCCTTCACCAAACGCATTAAATGCTATGGTGTTAATACCAGATACAGCTTCATCTAAATTTCTATGGAGTCTAATTGTTTTTTCTGGATACCATGTTGTTCCATCATTACCAACCCAACTTGATATCGTAGTTATTCCAGCAGGAGGATTTGTATTAACATAATACACCGCACCAGTGCTTAATCCCGATAGAGCTTTTCCTCCAAGAGTATCATACACAACCTGTTCATAGTTTCTAAATTTATGATAAGTTAAAAATCCAACATTATAGTTACCCTCTGTATTGATTCCAAGAGAGTTTTTAACAATAGTTGTGGTTATGGCAACTGTTTGAGATCCTGAACCAGAATTAAATATTACTTGGTGTGGAACAGTAACCATTTTACACTCTGCCGTAGCACCTTCACCATTTCCACCACTTATTTCTACTGTAGGAATATCAACATAATCAAAGCCTGGATCTTCGACTCTAATCTCTTGTAAATTACCTCTAGTTGCCACATATCCAGTTGCTCCTGCTCCTATACTATCGTTGATTGCTAATAGAGGTGGATTCATAACATCATACTTTCTACCACCACCAGTTACATCTATAGACTTAATATCACCATAGTAACAAAGATCTGCAGACTTATAGCTTAATATCTCGACACCATTAATTAATATACCATTGTATCCAATTCTTGTTTTATATTTTTTACCATCATAAACTGGCATATCAACTTCTCTAAACAACTTTTGAGGTAGAAGTTGTTTCTTATGAAATTCATATTTTTCAAAAGTATTATTTGTAATTGTTGTAGTAACAGTTGACTCTGATACTTTTTGATAATTACCATCATATAAATTTGAACGAGACTTTGCTAATTTTATATCATTTAAATTTACTCTCTCTACAAAATATAATCCTTCACTAAAAAGGAAACTCATTATTGTTCCGTTATCAGCCTTTTGCGGTGTGTAGTAAATCGCATCACCACTAAAGAAGTTATGGTCATTAGAACCAGTAGTAATTCCAATAATAGTTTGACCACCGAGGAAAGTTCCAGATAAATTAATCTTTTGAGTGCTTGGATTTAATTTATGATCAGATCCATACGTTGGTATAGAGTTAGAAGCGATTAGATTTTTAAGCCTAGAAAGAGTATGAGCGTATCCAACCTCTTGCATGTAAACGTTTTGAACATTAGCTGTATAATCATTTAATTTTTGTTGATTATTGTTGACACCAGTAGCATCAGAATTTGGTTTTGAAAGTGTTTTTGTTATAGCAACAACTGCAGAAAGACTACTTATTGCAGATCCTCTAATTCTAACTTTTGTTGCACTTAAGACATCAGTAACATTATAACCACCATCTAAAGTCGCATTGTTAGTTTGAACTGTTACAGTGTCATTTACTCTTATTCTATGAAAATCTTTAGTTACAACTTCATAGGTATTATTAGATGCATCTTGTAAAGTAATCGTATCAATATTATACTTTGGTTGAACATTGAATACCCAGTTATTTGATTTAAAATCGTTAACGTGTGCAATTTTACCTAAAGACTTTAATTTTATCTTCGCACCCTTTCTTTGATAAAAAGTCTCAGGAAGTTCAACGTCATTTAACACTCCTGTTATTCTGCATCGTATGCCGTCTGTAGTGACCCCTGCAGTGCGATCAGCCTGCCCCAAGGCATAAACATAAGCATTCTGTCTAATTGATGTTGCATCCTTAATAGTGGTCGTTATACCAGTTGTGCTTATACCTAAAAACTGTGTTATATTAGTGCTAGAATATGTGCAGACTCCAACTGTTCCATTTTGATATACGAAGGTTAGTGATCCTTTTTCAGGAAATCCTATGGTAGAATCAACATCAATATAAGTCTGTGCTGCTCCAACTGCACCAACGTTTCTGGAGTTTGCATGAACAGAAAAATTACCATACAATAATTCATCAGAACTACCTGTTCCAAATGAAGCATCAATACTAACTTTATGGTAAACATCAGTTAAAAGACCAACTCTAACTCTTTCAACCATTGAGACAGGGCCATAAGCTCTACTTAAGTTTTCAACAGGATCTTGGAATAGAGTTCTATTCTCAAGTTTCATTGGATCACCTTGTATTGCTTCTACTATAAGATCACGAGTCTTTCTAAAGTTTGCATCTGACGGTGCGATCACATAGTCAGCAGGTCGAACGATATCTACATCTTCGTTATATAATGATTTGAATAGTAATTTAAATGATTCATCTGTTCCTCTAGAATTATAAAAATCTTTTGAATGGCGAATAAATTGTGGTTCGTTTAGTGAAGGGTTTAAGTCTTTTTGAAAACCAGGTAAAAATTGTTTTTTTGATCTTCTTAAAAATTCTTCTAAAAATAAACCACTTAAATTATACACCTGACCACCACTCGTTCCAACACCAACAGCATGAGTGGCTGCCTTAGATGTTGTAAAAATAAACTCTTCAGGTGCATCAGGATTTCTAAACGAAGTAATACCAGCAAAACCACGAATACACCCTGTAAACGCAGTTGTGCCAATGCCTGTATATGTTATTATCTCATCATCTATCTTTAAAAGACCATAACTATCGGGAAATCCAGTTGTAGTTTTTACACTAATTTCAGTATCAAACTGACCAACAGGATTCATAATTGTTGTAAAACCAACAATGCTTCCAGATTTGTTTAATTGTATATAAGAATCTAAATTATTGATTATATCGATTGGGCCACCTTGATATTCTTGCCCTTGATAATATGCACTTAAAAATTCACCGACTAAAGGGCTGTCATCCTTTACATAAGAGGGAAGTTGGTCTTTAACAACCTTATTAATTTGAACTCTTTTTTCGGTCATGTGTTATCTTACGATCTTTCTGTCTGTATA